AACGCCGGAGAGAATCCTGAGCGATCATTCAATCGTCGACTTCAGAAGATCCCTGCGCGTGTTCAGCAGAAGGCGAACTCCTCGCAGGAGATCAAGTCGATTGCTTCGCACCCGGTATTAGATCTGCTGGCTCGGCCGAACAGTCTGCAACACAAGTACGAATTCCTGTACTTTACTGTGGCTAACCTTGAGATCGCCGGCAAAGTTTACTGGATCGTCGGCAAAGACGACGACAGCGACGAGGAGGCCATCTATGCCGTTCCGGTACATTGGATGGAGTACAAGTCGGACCAGAAGCTGTACAAGTTCAAGCCGCGGTCGGATGTCGAAGGCGTGGACGTGCCGGCTGAGTTCGTCACGCAGGCGTACTTTCCTAATCCGTCCGACCCTGGCAGTTGGTACAGCCCACTTGTGGCTTGCTTCTCTGCCGTGCGAATTGATCGGTATATCCAGGGTTCGCAGGACCAGACTTTTCAGCGAGGGATCCACCCGAATCTGATCGTGACAGTGGGTGCTGATCCTGGCACTGGAAAACGGCCACAATTGACTGGTGCTCAGAGGCGGCAGTTCATCCGTGCCATTCGGGAGGTCCTGAGCCAGACAGTCAACATAGGCGATCCAGTGATCCTGGATTCCTTAATCGAGTCTGTCCACAAGTTGCACCTGACGCCCCAAGAGATGGACTGGCCGGCGTCTGGCGAGATTGTCAAGAAGCGAATCTTTCAGACATATCGTGTCAATCCATACGTGGTTGGCGAGGTCACCGGCGTGAACAAAGCCCAGGCCGTCGTTGCCGAGCAGACGTTCAACACGCAAGTCGTGAACCCGATCGGAGGATCGGTAAGCGAGATGGCGACGGACTTCCTCGGGCCGCGATATGAGACACCGAAGCGGCTGCTGGTGTACCTCGAGCAAGCGATAACAGAGGACCCAGATCAACTGTTGCGGACATGGGCCACGCTACGTCGCAACGGCGATGTGACGCAGGACGAGATACGATCCGCTGTGCTAGGGCTCGCTCCTCTTGATCAACGTGACGACCAGAGCAACATCACGCAGCTTGTCGGTGGCTTCACCGGGGTGTTGAGTTTGCTGCAGCAAGTGAACTATGGATTGATTGGCATCGACCAGGCTATCGCGTTGCTGACGCGGTACTTGCGGATATCGGAAGAGGACGCCGTGGCGATCATTGGCAAACCAGTGATTCGCTTTCAGCAGCCGCCACAAGGGCAATTGTCGCTGCCGTCGCCAGTTGAGGCAAGCTTTGAATGGCAGTACAAAAAGCAGCATCCAGGCAACCCGAGCCATGAGCCAGCAGGCTCACCAGAAGGCGGACAATTCGCGGAAGGCGGTGGTGGGAGTGGAAGTGGAGGAGGATGGTCAGCTCCTTCCGGGGTTGCGAAGCTCAGCGGTCATGACAGTTATGCGAAGCCGGCCGAGAGAGAAAAAGCTGACGCAGTAGTGAATACACTATCGGGAGCTACTGAGAATCTCAAGAGCCGCTATAGCAAACTCAAGAATATGGAGATTCCGGAAGTCGAGATGCAGAATCTATCCAGTGTTAAGGCCGAATTCGTCACGGAGAAGAGCGGCGTCGCGGGGGCATACGAGCGGAGTAAAGGCAAGATAACACTGGCTGCCGACGAAGCATCAATGAATGAGAAGGACGCTGTCACGCTCGGAAGCTTTCGCGCGACGAGCGGAATGACTGGCACCTACCTTCATGAGGCTGGGCACCACGTATGGTATGGGCATACGACTGAGAAAGCCAAGAACGACATGGTCAAGATATTCCGAGACATGAAGAACAAGAAGAACTTCCCCAGTTCCTATGCCTCTACGAGCAAAGAGGAACTGTTCGCAGAGGGCTTTGCGGTGTATACGCACCCGTCATATAGAGGGCAACTTCCAAAGCCACTGCATGATTTTTACGAAGGCGTCTTGAAGCCAAAGAAGAAAGAGTTGGTGATCTGATGCTACAAACGCCAAAGTGCTACGAGAGGCGATGCCGGCAGTTTGCTGGAGTTGCGCAGCCAGACGGCGATGAATCCAGCGAGAAGCCGATATGCCGCGCTTTCCCGAACGGCATACCGGCGGAGATCAGCTACGGTGACGAGTTGCACCTGAACCCCTACAAAGGCGACAACGGGATCGTATACGAGAAGGCGAGTGCCGATCATGACATGAATGCTGGGCCGGAATTGAAGGAAGGCGAGGAGTGGATAAGAGCTGAGCCGGATGAGGAAGAGGAGGATGAGGAAGGAGAGAAGTCAATCGAGGTGCGAAGCGCGATTCGTAAGGCGATCGAGGAATCCCGCATCAAGCAGTACGAGGAGATAGCTGAGAGTTTGGAGGGCGTTCTGGACGACTACTTCGCGGGATCGGTTGAGCGGATCGTGTCTGGCCTTGGTTCGGATTGGACTCCTGATCCAGAGCACGTCGAGGCACAGGCCGCCAAGTTACTGGACGAGAACTTTGATGCGGACCTAGAGTCGACCAAGTTGATGGAGGCCGCGGCCGCGCCTCTGCTGGCTGCATTCGGCAAGGCAGTGGCACAACAACGAGAAGAGACGAAGAACATCAAGCGGACCAAACCACACCGGACTAAAAAGACTCGGCGAAAGCCGACGACGGCCGAGCAGTTTGTAGGCAAGTATGATCTCGACGTGCCGGAGCTATCAGACATCGTGGATGAGTTTCACATTAGCCTGCGGATGCCGGATTGGATGGTGGAGCAGGCCTTCGAGACGTTGGACGAAACATTCAAGCGGGATTACTGGCGTGAAGGCATTGCCCCGAGCACTCGCCGTGACGTCGAACGAACGCTGAAGGCCGCGATCGAAGAAGGACTGAATAGCCGCGACATAGCCAATCGGCTGGTGGAGCAGCATGGGCGGCGGTATACCCAGGCAAGAGCAACAGCAGTGGCTCGTACCGAGCTTGGATCCATGCTCAATAGTGGGCACTCGGCTGGAATTGAAGAGTTGGCAGAAGATACGGGGATCGAGATTCGCAAGGAGTGGTTGTCGGCCCTCGGGTCAACTACGAGGTTATCGCATGCCGCTCTCCATGGCACTTTGGCAAACGACGACGGGATGTTTGATTTGGACGGCGTTTTGATCCCGTATCCAAGTCACCCAGACCTGCCAGCAGAAAACCGGATAAATTGTTTATGTACCGTAATAAGCAGCATTCTGTGAGGTGAGCCGATGGGGCACTTCCTATATGGAAACTGTCGAGGCAAAGCCAAACAGTCGATGCTTGTGATGCTGGAGTTGGTTGCGACTGGAATATTTGCTGTGCCGATTCTTTGGCTCTGGGTTCAGTTCATCAAGTTCTGTCTGTGGCTGATTGAGAGGGGTTGGTGAGCCATGGGATTCAGCGATCGTTTCTCAAAGCTACGCAAGCAGATGCCAGACGTCGACGTTCTGGAAGGCATCGCCGGTGCGATCTGCGACGGTTGCGGCACAACGGTAGTGATCACATGTGCTGGCCAGATACCGGCGCCGCCGAAGCTTGAGGGTTGGGTAGAGACGATGGCAGGCGACTTCTGCCCGAGGTGCGCTGTATCGAGCGAAAGGAACTGAGCATGGCCGACTCGTCCTACGTCACATTCCAGCGAATGTTCATTCTGATTGATGAACACGACACACGAAGGAAACCGACTGTAATGGCCGACACGTTGCTAGACTTCTCAAACAACAACTTCGAGAGTCTCGATAGGTTTTTGGAATGGGGTAAGAGATACAGGATAACGATTGAGGAGGTGCAAGATGCCAGTGCTGGCACCGAGGGGTGAACCGAACGTATCGATTGACCAGGTCCGGCAGAAGCTTGCTGAATTGGACAAGCCGCCGGAGCCGAAGCCATTCGACAAGCATTCGCTAAAATTGGCAAAGCAGGTGGCCTCTGGCTGGATTACATTGACTGATAAGTCAGAGGAGCGAAGGCTGCTGACTGGCTTGCTGGAGCACATGGAGAAGGGGTGAAGTATGTACGGGTTGACAGACGATTTAGCTGAGCAGGATCTTGAGATCAAGGAACTCGAGAGGCAAAACAGCAAACAGGCCGCTGCAATTGATCTGGCGTTGGGTGCCTTGGCAGAGATCGCATTCAACGAGGACATATCGCTAGAAGTGGCCAGGCGGAAAGCAGGGAGAATCTATAACGATATTCGCATTGCACTGGGTAAGCAAGGTGCCCGATAAGCAGCCGACTGCCTGGTCCCTGAAAGAATCCCCCGTACCGGACGATTGCCTAGCGTGTCGGCAGTGTATGATGGCTGACGCCAACGTCCTGGAAGCAGTGGCGGAATGGAATAGGATACAGCAGCAATGACAGAGTATTGCCACGTGATAGTCTACTGCGAGTCCGGCATTTTTGCTGGCTGGCCAGCCAACCATGGGTTGTGGCAGCGGGACGGCAGTATCCTGGTTGGGTTTGAGACTGGGGCGATGGATTTACAGGGCGGATTCCATGCGATCGACAGACGCTCGCCAGTAACGCCGATGATGGCTGAGACGCTAGATGGCGGAGAGATCTGGGAGTGCTGGGAACCGGCAGGCCAGCTTGAATTGCGAGACGATAGGCGAGGGATAAACCAGCGAGACATCGAAGCAGCCGAAAATGATTGTGAGTATAGCTTTTCCAAATACAATACACCGGGATGGTTCCGCGATGGTTTATTCAAAGCAAGAATGCTTGATATAAATCGCGGACCATCTTATTGGAATATGTCGTACGATTTAGGCCGTTCCTGGTCAGGGCCCTATGGATTTGAGATCGATGAATTCGATGGCCGTGGATACGCTGCTCGCACGTGTTACTTGACATTTGAGGACAATTGCAATCGCTGCATAGCTTTCATGTCGGCATCCAAGGTATCGGATGGCCAGGAAGGGCAACCATGTTGTATTGAAACAACGAATGGCGCCTATTGGAACTTTGTCTCTTGGATCGATGAAGTGCCAAAGCATTGCTTTGGGATTATGCCGTCGGCTGTGCGATTGCCGAATGGCTCAGTGATCTGTGCCGTCCGCTGGCGGGAGCGAGACTTCGAGCACAAGTATGGCACCGAGGACGATCCGTTTGAGGCAGGGATCGTGGTGTATCGGTCCGATGATGAATGCCGGATGTGGCAGATGATTTCCGTGCCTGTAAAGGGGCTAATGCGGTCTGGGAACCCACCGGATCTTGTGCAGTTGCAGGATGGCACACTCATATTGGTTTACGGCTGGCGTGGTGCGATCAGGGGAAGCCAGACTGCTGGACGAGACTTGAAGTACGGAATCCTTTATCAGGTGAGCATTGACGAAGGCAAGACGTGGAGCGAGCCGTGTCCAATCCGGCAGGGTGCTGGCTGTGCGGACATGGGATACACGCGCTCGGCTGTGCGGCAGGATGGCAAGATCGTGAGTGCGTACTATTGGAATGACAGCCGGGATTCTGAGCGGTACATAGCAGCCACAATTTGGGAGCCGAATTGATGACAGAATCTTGTGGTGTTACGGCACGGATAGTCAGTGAAGGCAAAACCCTCGCGATGACTAGGAAGGCTCTTGTTGATGTGATGATTCACGTGCCGACATTCTTGGAAGAGTACAAGAAGCACAAGAGTGAAGGTGGAATGCGTACTCAGTTGGAACGAGAACTGGTGCATATTGCTTGTGTAGTGGATTTGCCTGCTAGAATTGTGAGTCAGTAGTGGAGCCATGAGCATCCTATCCGAAATTGATCGCAGGTTTTCGCGTCAACGTGGCCGTAATCGGTTGATCATGAAGGCGGCTGCTGTCTTTGCTGGTTACGGGTTCGGCGAACCAGACGACGAGCATCTTTGCCTCGAGGAATGCGGAATAAACTTCGGCGACTGGACTTTGTGGTGCGAGGATGTTGGACATGAGAACGTGAATCTCCAGGTCTGGGCCATGACAAACGATGGTGAAGAAGAGATACTGGTTGCTAAACGAGTGACATTTCCGGCAGTTGCGAGAGGCTTAACTCGATTGAAGGAAATGGGGTGGCCATGATCGCATTATCGGAGGTGGCCAGTGGCGCGGGTGCCTAGCTCTCAAGATATGCTGGGCATGGTAGCCGAGCTGAACGTCCGGCGGATCGCAATGGTTATGAACCAGCGGTACAAGCGGCTTGGCGGCGTGCTCATGCTGACTGAGCGGCAATCGGCACTGCTGCTGACTGCCAGAAAATTGCACCATCGTTATCTGCAGGACCACTACCAGCACGACGAGAGCGAGCAGTGTGCCATCCGCGATCTAGCCTACTGGCTGATCGAAGAGCACAAGCTGAATATTGGGAACAAGGAGCCGACTACCTTTGAATTCGACATGCGGAGACAAGTTGCCAAGCAGCAGCCAGCAGCAGGAAGCTATCGTGTCATGCTTGACAGAGTATTTCAAACCTGAAATCAAGGAATCGCCTCCGGATGAATGTGTCGTGCTGTTGGTAGCCACCCTTGACAAGGCCGCTGAGGCGATTCTTGAGCTGGAACAGTGCTTCCGACAAGCGGTGGTCAATCGGGAGACTGGCGTCTGCGTGCTTGACTTGCGCATCGAGCGCGGCTTGGTCAAGGAGAGTTACTTCCAGTGGCGGAGGAAGTTCTGACGATATGGGCACGCGGTCTGCAGAATCCTGGTTCCAGCTCAGCCTTAAGTCCAGTCTGTACAACGAGTTGGATACCGGTGAGACAGCCGCCATAAAGGCTGTCAAGTTGCTGCTGAGCGAGCTGATAGCTGATGGGATCGACGCGAGCCAGGCGAACCGGGCCATGGTGTCGCTCAACCGGGAGATCGCCCCGGGCAACACGGACGAGATCGATCTTCACGACTGGGAATCGGTCAACGTGGGTCTGGGCTTCGGGAAGGACTTGCTGGGCCAGGCGGCCGTTTTTGAGCAAGTGGTGCTGATTGCGATCCGGAATGCCAGTGGCGGCGGGTTGCTGGAGGTGCTGTCGTCAGTGCCGGCCGCGGCTGTTGAGTGGTGCCCCCACCTGACACAGTCGGCCGGAAATGCCCTGAAAACAGGGGGAATCCTCTGTCTGTACCAGCCTGCGGCTGATGCTCTGGACGTCGAGGACGGCGTGAGCCACCGGTTGCGTGTGTCGGCCGTGGACGACTTTGTCTACTGGGATATCTTCGTACTGGGCCGGCATGACGATGAGGAATCCAGTTCCAGCAGTTGACAGAGCCGGGCTAAGCAATCTAGAATGAATGGCAGAGTAGAGGAACGCGGGTAAAAAGGCGATTGTCCCAATAGCCCCGTCTCGAGATGACATATCCATGTCGTCTTTTGAGGCGGGGCTTTTTCGTTGGTGCGGAGCGAAGAATCATATGGCGACGCTGATGACTTTCGGCATCAGGCAGGCCCCTGCCGCGACGACGTCCAGAACGATCGCCATCTGGAACAAGACGACTGAGCCATTTGACCTCATCACGTCCCAGGCAATAAGTGTATCTGCGACTGAATTTGCAATTCGTCTGCCAGACAACATTCCTATCCTCGTGACGCTAACAGATGTTGCTGGGCAGAACCAGTATGTAAGCAGATGCCATACTGACACCATCGCGCCAGCGATCGACGTCTTCTCCGGCAGGCTCTGTGTGCTCTGGTATGACGAGGAGACGACAAGCTCAACAGCGTCCAGTTCTACATCCTCGTCTTCGACAGCCGCAGCCGAGACATCACAATCTAGCAGCTCGTCGCTTTCATCTTCTTCGTCGAGCAGCCTCTCGAGTTCGTCGTCGACTTCGACATCGTCTACGTCAGTATCCACACCGTCTTCTTCGTCTTCATCTTCCACGTCTTCGTCTTCCACGAGTAGCAGCGTATCGACAAGTTCCGAGAGCTGCGAAACCGAGCCTTCAGCCAGTTCGCAAAGTTCGTCCTCGAGTACCTCATCATCGTCGACAAGTTCTCTGAGCAGCAGTTCGCAGAGCAGTAAATCGTCTTCTTCCTCATCCTCGACTTCTTCGGTGTCGTCTTCTTCCTCTTCATCGTCTTCAACTTCCTCTTCGAGTACGGTGGCCAGCGTTACTAGCAGCTCGTCGTCGCAGTCTTCATCTTCATCATCTTCGAGCTCCACGTCATCCACGGTGGCAGGAGAAACTAGCAGCTCATCATCGCAGAGTTCTTCATCTTCCTCTTCGACTTCATCTTCGTCCTCTTCCTCGCAGAGTTCTTCCTCATCGAGTAGCCAGTCTTCGAGTTCGTCGTCGTCTTCCTCGACATCGTCTACTAGCACGGCTGGTATGACGACGAGCAGTACTGCTGGAGAGACGACTTCGCAATCCCTGAGTTCGTCTAGCTCCTCATCTACTTCATCGACTTCGTCTACCGTTGAATCGCTGACGACATCGAGCAGCACATCGTCCAGTACGCAGCCCGAGATGACTTCAAGCACTCAGAGCGACTAAGGAACACAACGTGGCAACAGCACAACAGCCAGTCACGAAACTGCCGCAAAGGCGCAAGCCTAAAGCGCCGAGTGTTGACGGCGGTAAGTCAGTCGTTATCCCCAAGAAGACGCCTGGCAAATCCTATTTCAGCATTGACGTTGAGCATGCGCTGCAATGGATAGCGTGGGTTGACAAGCCGGAACATTGCTACAGCTTCGATGGGTATTGGGAACTTGTCAATGCACGGATCAAGCAACTGGGATTCCGTCCGGACAAGAGTGTACTCAAGGCTCTTCCGGAGGTTGTCGGTTCCCCATCGTTCAACACAGGTGCCTTGGGGGCTTGGATTTCTTCTGCCGACGCCGATCAGATCGATGCGTTGCAGAAAGTATACGCAGCTATGCGGTTGCGATACCGACATGCTAATTGGTTGAAACGCAAGAGAGGCTGATATGCCGAAGCCAAAACCAGGTCAATCTCAAGACGACTTCGTGGCCATGTGTGTGCCGATGGTGCTTGATGAAGGTACGGCAAAAGACCAGGACCAAGCCGTGGCTATATGCAATTCAATGTATGAAGAGCACGGCAAGCAGGCTCATGCGATGGGGCCAGGTGACGACGAATCTGAGTCCGACTGGATGGGGCGATGTGTATCGGAGATGGAGTCCGAAGGCAAAGACAAGGATGAGGCACAGTCTGCTTGCGAGACGATGTGGCAGCACCATCAGGAACGATCTGCCATGGTTCCAAGCCGGAAAGAAGAATTGCATGTCAACGAAGGAGAGAGCCAGTCTGAGTTTATCGATCGATGCGTCGCCAAACAGGACGGCATGGACGAAAGCGAAGCTCGGGCTGCTTGCCAGAAGATATGGGAGCACCGCAACCAATCGGAGCAAAGGCCTGAAGCTTCAATGCACGAATCATTTGTCGCCAGGATAAAGGGCCGTCGCAATTCCATATCTCGTTTTGGATACGGTATCACGACGGCAGAGCCATACGTCCGTGCTTTGCTGCAAATGGAAGAGTCTGGTTGCTCGACGGGCCGCACTTGCTCCGTTGAATCACTTCTCAAGGAGGCTCAATCACGTCTCTGTTGTTCAACGCCCCATATGACCCTAGAGAGTATCGCGACAGCCAAAGACCTTTTTTTAGGGCGGCTGGACGGCATCGGCGTCTCTGGCCTTGAGCCTCCCCCCAAGACGCTGATGCTGCTCCGCCACGTAGTCACGACTGACAAGCAGGACCGAGACGGCGACGTACTGGAGACTGCTGGGTTCGAGTTGGACCCAGCGGCACCGCTGTTGTGGCAGCACCAGCCGTTTCTGCCGATCGGCAAGGTGCTGCGAGAGGTGGAGCACACGGCACACAAGCTGACGGTGATCTCGGCACTACTGGACATGAACGAGTTGACACATGATGCGGCAGTGCTGTTTGAGGCAGACGCACTGCGGTTTAGCCATGGTTTCCGCGTCCTGGACTACGATGCCATGATGGACGAGAAAGGCGCGGAGACTGGCTCATTCCGGATCAAGAGAGCCGAGGGCCTTGAAGTCTCTGGCGTAAGCGTGCCGAGCAATACCGATGCTGTGGTGGAGTTGTGGAGCCGCGGCAAGTTCGAGTCAGACGTCGTGCGCTCGTACGCCAAGCATTACGCGAGCAAGCGGCCTGTGCAGGTGCGAGGTATCGACATCAGGACGAAGCATGTGCAGCCGTTCAACATGAAGAAGATACAGTCGGAGTTTCACCCTGAGCACCAGCGAGCATATGCAGCTGTACCAGTGCACGACTGGGCATCGCAATGGTTGGAGTGCGAAGTCAAGGACTTGTACATTACCAGCACGTTCGCGCCATATTTCGCGATGGGAAACTTCCTGTCTGCCATGAAGATAGCGATGGACTCGGCCAATCTTCGCGACACGAGGAACCTGGATGACTACGGCCACGATTGGCCGATCAAACGAGAAACAGTGCAGTTGAACTCCAAGAAGTCTGACACCTTCATTGTGAATGGCTTTCAATTCTGGACTTGTGACAATCATAAGTGTTGCCTCGACTTGCAGAGATATCACGACGGATTGGAAATCAGACGCTACGACGTGGACGACCGCGGCGTTAAGTTCTTTGAGGATTGCTGGGAGTGGGTGCGCGAGAACAATTACCTCAAGGGCGAGGCATTCCGACTGGGCGGCGGGTTTATTGAACGCAAAGGCCAGTCGCTAGACGAAATCTTTTTGGTTGACGGCAACAAGATCGCACTCAAACGCGCTGTCAAGTTGGCCAGCAGCGGAACCCAATTCGCCAGCCGAGGCATGATCTTTCTTGGGCCTCCAGGCACTGGCAAGACACTCTCGGCCAGGGCATTGCTTAACAACACGGATGCTACATTCATCTGGGTCAGTGCTAAGGATATGTATGGCGCCTCGAGCATCAGCATGGCGTTCAAGATTGCAGGTGAGCTCGCGCCGTCGATTATCTGCTTCGAGGACATTGATTCGTTCTTCAGTGATTATGCTTTCGATCTGCTGAAGACGGAGCTTGATGGACTCGACAAACGCACCGGTGTTTTGACGCTCCTCACTACGAACTATCCAGCCATGCTTCCCGAGACTTTGATCGACAGGCCAGGCAGGTTCCACGACGTGCTGCAATTCGACTTGCCGGACGAGCATTGCAGACGGGACATGTTCCGTGTGTGGTCTGCCTCTGCATCCAACAATCTCATTGAGGACATGGTGAAGCGGACAGCTGGGTTCAGCGGCGCCCACATCAAGGACCTCTGTTCGTTCGCGGACGTGCTGAGGCGCGACGACGACATGCAGATCGATGAAGCGCTCGAGAAGGCCTACGGAAAAGTCTCTGAGCAGCGACGTCTGGTGAGAGGCCTGTCGTCGCAGCAAAGAATGCGGCGAGACTATTCCAAAATGGACATCGCTGTGTCAGTATTGGAGAAGATTTGTCCTGCCTGTGCCAAGAGGGCCAGGGCCAAAGGGTTCAAGTCTGTCAAGCTCGACAAAGCTGTGAGTGCAGAGATGGTTGCCGGGCTATGTGACGCAGTTGGTAGCGATCCTGGATTTTTCAGCAACTGCATGGAATTCGACTTCGGCGAGTTCGAGGGGGAGATCGGGAGCAAAGAGGGCTTTTGCAATTGGCTGCATGAGACGTGCGGTTTCGGATACCCAGGGGAACACGAATCAGCCGTTGTGCGGATCAAAGCCGGCCGCGTGATATCGCAGAAGAACATGGACCTGCTGGGTGAAGTGCGAGCTGACTTGGAGGAGCTTTCTGGCATGGAAATGGCGAGAGCTGCCAAGGCTTTGTGTGAACGATGCGCGAGCAAAGTGCAGAGCGTAATTGAATCGGCAAAGCCGGCGGAAGAGCCGGAAGGCAAGAGCGTCTGTATGGGCCACGTCCACATGACAGTAGACGACATGGAGCCGCTCATTACCGATGTGATCAAGAAAGAGGTTGCTGCTAAGCAACCCGATCTAACCGATGTGGTCAACTTCGTCCTTGGTGCAAGTCAAGACGATCTGGCCCGCGTTAAACATACGTTGGACTTGGTGGTCGACCTCACGGCGTACAACGCCGCTGCGGAAGAGTACCGGGCCTTCGAAAGATCGATTGATTTGTAACCAATAGGAGTAGTTTATATGTTGAAACTGACCGACAATTTGAAGTCTTGGCTTCGTCAAAACAAGGGCGTAGCTGAGGATGCAGATGATGCTAGTTACACCAAAGCTGTGGCAGAAGGGATTTGCGACGGTAGCATCACGCCTCAGCAGGTCACTGAGCTAACCAAGGACCCGGACGCCGACAAGGCCAGTGTACTTACCAAGACGTTGACGTCTATGCAGGATGCCATGGCGGCAATGGCCAACCAAGTTGCGACGCTGTCAAAGCCAGCGGATCAGAAGGCCAGACCGACAAGCAATGTCACGACGAGCATGATCGTGAGTGCGGACCCTGTCACTGGCGGTGAGCCGAATATCCGCCACATCACGGCGGACAAGCAGTACTCGACGACCAAGACGGCTTTGACGTTTCCGCTCAAGGAAGCCAACGGACGAAGTCACCCGAAGGCCAACCAGCGAGTCATGGATATTGGCCGATACATTGATGAACCGAGCGAGTTGGATCGTGCCGTGAATGGGGCCTATGGGAAGATGATGATCTTCGGACCGCTCATTGCCAGAGGCATCATGCCGAAGTCAATCATTACTGATCACGACAAAGAGTTGATCCAATATGCGGCGAGGAACATGAATTGGATCGGCTGCATCCGCGAGGTCGGCGATGACGAGCTTTACGGCGGCAAGGATGTCTACAACCGTCGACTCACCGAGTGGGAAGTTAAGCAGGTGCTAGACGAGAGCGGCGCCAGCCAAGGTTTGGAGATCGTGCCAATCGTATTCGACGACTCGATCTTAACTCAGCCATTGCTCCACTCAGAACTTTATCCTCGTGTCGAGGTGGTGAACATTCCTCGGGGACGCCGGATTGAAGGTGGGGTCGTCGCGAATCCTACGATCACTTGGGCGGATACCGAGGCAACGCAGGTTCCACTCGTGACGACGACTGCGTTCGTGGGAGCGTTCGACACCAACATCCATGTCGTGCAAAGTGCGATCCTGCTTGGATTGGACTTCCTGTCTGACACGCCGATCGCATTTGGCGACTTGCTGACACGGAATTACGGAGAAGTGCTGCTGCACGACCTTGACCGCGTGATCGCGGTTGGCAACGGCACGACGGAGCCTGATGGCGTGTACAACGCCAGCGGCTCGACGAATGTCACTGTCGATGCAGGTTCGTGGACGACAGGCAAGCTGATGGAGCTGATGTTTGGCGTGCCCAAGGAGTACAGGACAGGAGACAGAAACCGAATTTGTTATGCCGCCAATGAGACTACTTACCGCCGGATTCGGCAAATTGCCACTGGCGTCACTGGTGACGATCGATTCCTGTTTGGCAACGACGTCGAGACCTACACGCTTCTTGGCCACCCATTTTTGATCCAGGGTGACTTTGGTAATGCACAGGCAGTGTTCTGCAACTTTGCGCATTATCGCATGTACAAGAGGCTTGGGCTGCAGATCAAGTCGACTACCGAGGGCCAGACGCTCGTACGGAACAACCATATGCTCGTGTGTGCACGTGCGAGGTACGGCGGCCAGTTGGCACAGCCTGCTATTGGTGGAACACCTTCTACTGGCATGTACGTGGCCCATACGGCCAACGGGCAAGTGTAGTTTCTCACCTGTCGTAGCTTATGCGGCGGGCCCGCTTCGGCCGGCCTGCCGCGAATTTGTCCGAGCAATGAAATCTTTATCGTGGAGACCAGAAGATGTCCGAGCAAACAGCGGTGGCGGCACCCACCAAGACGAAAGTCAATGTGCCAGAGTTTGAGATTGAGTTCGGCGACGACAGCAGCAATACCATCAGAGTGACAACGCTGGGGTTGAGCTTCCGCGGAAAGTGGTCCAGATACAAGCTTGACGGCAATGAAGTATCGCTCAGTGGTGTCATGACCATGATGCCGGACGTCCCTGGCTTGCACATGCGAGTCGTCCAGAAGGAGTCCAAGGTTGTCGTGACTGATCCGCTGGAGAAGAATCCTCAGCTATGCAGGCAGATCAGCCATATCCTTTCGCAAAAGATCGTCGGATTCGATCGAGAAATAACACACGTGAATCCAACAACGACGGTCTTGGATGAGGATCGATTCAAGACCCTGCTGTACGAGCTGCGTGGTGCCATGCACTCGCCGCAGCCAACCTTTGAGGTTGTGTCTGGCCAGTTCCCGAGTGAGGAGCAGATTGATTCTCTTCCGGGGCGGGAACTGAATGACGTCGGCAACGACAGCAAGCGTAAGGCTAAATACAAAGATGACGCTGAGCCGTGGGTTGCGATTCTGGAGGCTATGCGGCAAAGCGGGGCGCTGCGAATGATGACCGGAGCTAATTAACGAGTGAGGAACAAGAAGCGGCACGTAGGATAACTGGGCGAAATGCTCGGACGGGGGCCGGCGTGCCAGGTTTGTTGTGACCTACACCCGGCCCTTTTTGATATAGAGGAGGCAGCAATGCTCAATAGCAGAATCAAGGCACAGAGACCATCCCGAATTGGCGAAGGTGGCGATTGTGTTTACTGCAATGGCGTTGGCCGAATACGAATGAAGATTGCCGGGGGAGATCGCGGTAGGAGCAATCGTGCAAAGCAGACAAAAGTGTGTGCTTACTGTCGTGGGACTGGTAAGGCAACGAAAGGATATTTGACAAAGTGATAGCCAACCAGGACGACATCAAGTTGCTACTGGGGTTGTCCTCGTCCATTACGGATGAGGAGCAGGGGTTTCTGTCGTTGGTGCATCCATTGGCTGAAGGACTCGTCAAGCAATACCTCAAATACGATCCGGAGCAGAAGTCGCACACCGAATACTTTCCGAGGCACCTGCGGAGCGGCGGGCCAGGATACGATTACGAGGGGCGCTGGACGTCACGTAGTGGCCTGGCGATATGGGAATCGCGAGATAGCGACAACACGCTGCAGCTGACACATCTGCCATTGCGGCGCATCACTAGTGTGCGAATTGATACGGCAGCCAAGCATGGCGATGCTGCCAATAGCTTCGACTTAGACACAGTGCGCACCCAAGGCATAGATTATTGGGGCGATTGGGATCAGACGAACGTGGGCTACAGCGGTGAGCTTTACTCATATGGCTCATGGCCGAGCGAGCCCGGAACAGTCAAGGTCGTGTACCGAGCGGGCTACTCGCCGGCTGAATTGCTGGGCACGGCGACTGAGGATGCACTGGTAGGCGATGTGATCACGACTGCCGGTGTGGACGGATCGGGAATAACGCGGGCTGTCCATATCACGGTGATCTCGCAGTTTCTAAAAAATATGGCATTGAAGAAGAAGGATATCGCCGGCTTCACACCTGGAGCACTGCTTGGCGAGCGATTGGGCGACTATAGCTATCAGGTTGACAGGGGGACATTTGGGGCAGCAGGTCTTGCCGTCTCGCTGCCGGATGAGGCCAAGGAGCAACTCGAGGCATATAGACACTGGGGGCTCGCGAGACTATGAGCCTGTTGGAAAAACTTCCGCACACGGTAAGCCACCTGCGCAAGACATACGCGAGGGACCAGTACATCGGCAACACGACGGACACAGAGGAGTTGGCCACGAGCGTGCGTTGCTGGATCCAGACAGTCGGACAGTCGGAGGTGCAGCAGTATGAGAAGGCGGACCAGTTGATCACGCACAAGGTGTACTACAAAACGCAGCCGACATTGCGTCCTGGAGACCTGATTCGCGTGACGGCCGGGCCAAGCTATGTCGGAAAAGACTTCAACTTTGAATCACTTGCTGATGCATCTGCCGGTTTAGGGAAGTTATTCAAGGTGATGGTGAACGAAGAGAATAACGTACCAGTTACGTTTGCAGGATAATGGCCATGCCGCGTTTTACCGTCGGAGGAGCAGTTACCGAGGGGATAGTGAAGGCCGGAGGAGTGCACTCGGCCGAAGCGTTGGGCATCCATTTGGAGCCACGCCTGGTAGGAGGAGTGACACTCGGAGCAGAGCGAGGAATTTCTAAAGGCACATTCCGAAGCGTGAAATCGGCTGTGTCGCGGATGTCCAAGATACGCACTGGCAAAACAGAAGCCACTGTCGTCTGGAACGGCGAGAAGCTCGAGAAAATCCTAGAACTTGAATTCTCTAAGCGGATCAAGCTTGCTACGCAGCTGGTCAAGGACCAAGTAAAGCTGAATCTCAACAGGTCGGTGTTGAAGTATAAGGGGCCTATAAGCAAGAAGATACGAGTATTGCCAGAAAGCCGCTCGAGACCAGGCGAGTTTCCGCGAAAAGAGACTGGCGATTTGCAGAAGAATATCTTCGGCGAGACGCCACGTCCCGACTGGGGTGTTGTAGGGACAACGTATGGTTATGGCTTGTTGCTTGAGACGCAGATGAATAGATCGTACCTACGTCGGACGCTGCTTGAGATGCAGCCGAAGATCAGGCAGATACTGGTGAAGGCAGTTTCACTTTGAAATGATACACCCAGTTGTCAAAGTATGGCAACATAGTATGGAGCAGGCGAGCAAAGACGAGCAGGAGCAGTCTATGGCCAAAAACACATGTGTTCGGTGTGGCAGGCCGGTAATCGGCATAGCGAGTACGCAGAACATCTTGTGCCGCGCCTGTGCAAGGGACTTGTTCGGTGATGACTGATGGCTACGGAGGCAGGTACGTGGCGACTGGACGAGGCGATCGCGGCACACTGGGAATCAAGAGGGCTCGACACCGACTTCCGCGCCGAATGGCTCGATCCGACTGCGATGGAGTACGAGCCGCTGCACGACGGGATGGCCAGACCGGAGCCGCCAGGTCCGTACTGCGTGTACGAGAAAGACGAGCCGGAGATACTGGCGAGGATGACAGGGATTGACAACAGCGGAGACGATAGGGAGTTGCAACGGTGGACGTTTCGATTCAAGGTGCACGCACAGGATACGAGCAGCGAGAGCGCGAAGAGCATTGCTCAACGGCTGGCGAAGAAGATCGCTGCCGCCTTCGACCCCCACAATGCTATCCAATTCGATGGCGTTGCGCATGTCGTGACGGAGCGGGGCCCGGATTGGCACGACCAGGAGGGGGAACAAGAGGCGTCGTGGACGCTGCAGTTCTCGATTCTGGTGGACGCGACAGTGGGGGCCTTTGGCGGCGAGGCCGAGTTCAGTTCGAGCAGCAGCTTCTCCGAGACGTCGACCACATCAATGTCGTCATCCTCAAGTTGTTCGAGTGTTACGGAGCCTATTGCTGAGGAGGACGACGTGCTGGATTTCGGCGACATCGGCGGAGTATACGACAGCCAGGCGGCGGCCGTGGCCAACAGGGCAGCACTGATCGCATATCTTGCCACCCGTGTCAACGAGCCTGTCGAGCTGGGGTTCCGCGGACCTGTGGATTATCTCGACAGCAAACGTCAGCCGGCCAATGTCTACCTGGACCTGTCAGCTGGGGCGATCGCGATCACGGTGGGCGGGGCCGGAAATATGTCGCACCTGACGTTCTTCGGTGGCTCGAAGATCTTCGGCGTGAATGCGGCCACGCCGGCAACGCCGATCTTCCAGATCACGCGCGGGTCGGGGCAGATGCCTCGTGTTGTGATTCGAGGCCTGGCTTTCGAGTCCGATGGGTCCGTGATCAAGTTCGTCTACGGGGGATCGGGTGTCGTGCTGGAGGATGTCAAGATCGATGACTTCACTGGGGCTGGGTCAATCGACCACGAGGACTGGACCGACGTGGAGGCCGAGACCTGCAGCTACGGCGTCTGGCTGGAGGATGCCGACGGGGCCCGGATCCAGAACCTGCAGATCAAGCAGGGTAGCGGCCACGGGATCGTGGCCACCAGGCTGCATGCCGGGGACGTCGATGCCCGGATTCAGTTGTGTGAGGGTGCCGGATTCAAACTGCAGCAGTTCAACGGCAATCGTGCTCACCTCTGGGCCGAATCCTGCAATGGCTACGGGCTTCTGGCCCGTGACTGCGGCGGCGACCGGCGGAGCGGAGGTGTCAAGGTCGCGAACGATGGGGCGCCGAATGACTGGAGGGCATGGTTTGAGGCCAACAACGGGCGAGGCACGAGCCACGGGGCCAGCGGCTACAGGTTCTCCCAGTTTAAACTGGCCAACTGCACGAGGATCAAGATGGCTGGCCACAGCGGCTGGCGGGACAATCAGGCGAGGCTCGACAGAATATCTCGGTTGCGGAATGAGTTCGTCGAGGACTACTACCTAGACCCGAGCGTGGATCCTGACTTGTATTTGGTAGGTGCAGCCGGGGCCGGCGACGAATACCTAGTCAACGTCGCGAACATCACGCTGCCGCCGGCTGGGTTCGGCAACGCGAGTTGCACGAACTGGGACACGGTTTGGACAGACCCCGGCGACAGGCCGACAGCGACGATCGTTGGGAGCGGGACGGCGAGCGACCCGGAGCGGATTCGGATCACTTGGCCCGGCGGCTGCTTCGACGCCACGAGTGGGACAGACACAGCCTACTGGAGACCGTTCTGGGCCGTGGCCTTGAGCTCGCCTGGAAGCTATTTTTTCACTGCTCAAATCAAGGCAACGACATCCGTCGCAGGGACATATTGTGCATCTCGGGAAAGCTTATCGGTGGCGAATCGCCAGACGAACTCGCTTGGCAGCTTCTCGATTGCACCAGTGTCTGGGGCCATCACGGGGCTGACGCTTTGGGACACGCACAGCCGTTGGCTCAGCGGTTCATTTACGGTGGACGATATCCGGTCTGACATCTCGCCACAATTTGCCGCTTGGGATAACGGCATGCAAGATCTGGACGGGGACGCCAGTCAAGACACCGAAATTATTGTGGATATTTACCAACTGAGGCTTTACAAGTTTGTGTGACCATGGCTATCCCAAACACCAGAGGAAGCTGGACGCTTGACGGAGCCATCAACCAGCGGTGGGACGACGCCGGCCTGGACACGACGATCAAGCTGGAGTGGCCTGCAGCGGACAGATTGATTGACAAGTACCAGGCGTTGAACGACGGGTTTGCGAGGCCTACACCTCCAGGCCCGTACGTAGTGTACGAAAAGTCGATCCCGGTCGTGATGGCCCACATGAGCGGCCACACTGCGGCGCAGCGGGAAGACCAGTTGCAGCAGATACTCGTGGCGTTCCGGATTCACGCCAAAAGTACTGCGGCCGAGTCTGCCAAGTCGATCTGCATCAGACTTGCGAAAGAGGTAGCCGAGGCATTTGATCCAAATACGGCACCTTGGGAGATGACAGACGACAAGATAGTGATCGTGAAGCGAGGACCTGACTTCCACGCGAGAGAAGACGACGATGAATGGGTGTGGGTGCTGCAGTATGACGTACTGATTGACGCGGAGTATCTGCAGGCGTGACAAATGGCCAACCGTTCGGCGGAGAGCGATATCCAGCTTCTGGTCAAGTCGACCATGATGCTCACTGTCGACGATGGATGGCGGACGAGCGTAAAGGTGGGCGGCTGGGTGTTGAAGCAGCATTTGCTGACTGGAGTGGAATCCGATCAGGCGAATCGAGGTTGGGGGTACGAGGGTACGATAGCGAGCGGGAATGTGGTTGACTTAGACCTCTACGACATGGCTGGACTGAACACCGGCGGCGGGGCTGGCCGTGATGGGCTCGGCCAGGCTCTGGCCATGGAGGAGATCGTATCTCTGGGGATCGCGAAGATTTCCGGTAGCGGGCAATTGGAGGTCATGCCTACACAGCCAGCCAACTATCTGACATGGGTACCGCCACTCACGGTCGCGGATGGAAATGCCCTGAAGACTGACGGCGTGGCGCTCATGCATCAGTCGCACACAGATGCGTTTGATGTCGAGGATGGCTCGAGTCACGTTTTGCGTCTGGGTGCCAACGGCGGCGACGTGACATACCGTGTCTACCTAATCGGCCGCCATGACGACCAGTTGTCCTCCAGCAGCACGCTGTCGACATCTTCACTCAGTTCCATGACGACATCTGTCTCTGGTAGCTCTGTCAGCAGCTCGAGCTCTCTCTCCGTGTCGTCCTCGAGTTCGTCCCTCTCAGTTTCATCATCGTGCTCTTCTCTGTCTATGTCTTCATCCTCGAGCTCGCTATCCGTTAGTTCCTCGAGCAGCAGTCTATCCGTGTCGTCAAGTTCGTCGAGCTCGCAGTCTATCTCGTCTGTGACGATAACTTCATCCTCGCAAAGCGTAAGCTCATCCAGCTGGTCCAGTTTCAGTTCGAGCCTGAATTCATCCTGCAGCACGATTGCCAGGACCAGTTCTTCAACATCGAAGAGTTGTTCGAGCCAAACGATGTCCACATCGAGCTCGATGGAATCCGGTGTTACGTCCTCGTCCAGCAGCACGGCTGGGAGAACTACGTCTAGTACAGTCGGCCAGTCGACAACGTCTGTCTCGAGCAGCGTGGGGCGGACTACCTCGAGCTCCAGCACGGTAGCCAGCGTGACATCATCGACTGTCGCCAGGACGACGTCGTCGAGCTCAAGCTCCGAAAGCTCATCCTCAAGTACCGTTGCGAGATCGACATCAAGTACCGTGGCGCGATCTACTTCCAGCACAATCGGCGAAACTACGTCTAGCACGGCTGCTTCACTGACCTCCTCCAGTTCGTCCACCTCTTCGACAATCGTTGAAACAACGTCCACGAGCTCGTCAATCACAGGATCCATTGAGAATCTGCAGGCTACCGTGTGGGCCTACAACCAGATCAGCCTCTCGTGGGACGCAACCGGGGTGAACTGGTACGACGTGGAGGTGCAGGACGGTGGCGGGCGGTGGAACCACGTGCGGAGCGTGTACGACAACGGGGTGGATATGGCCGGCTTCGATGCGGCCACGACATACAGTTTTCGCGTGCGAGGAGTTGAGAATACTTGGCCGGACTGGAGCTACACCGACTACTCGGCTGTGGTGACGCCTACGACCAGTGCATATCAGGCGGCTCCCACGTTCACCGTCACGGACGACACATCTTGGAACACGGCCTATGTCAACGCAGAGGCTGGCGACGTTATAGAGATTCTGCCGGGAACAGTCCTGACAGAGAAGACGGCGCCGCCATGGCGAGTTGGATCCGGTAAGTTCGTCACAATCCGATCCGCTGCCATGGCATTACTGCCAGGTTTTGACCAGCGGATTGGACCAAGTGATATCGGCAACATGCCGATGTTTCGCACACGACAGCAAGTTGCCGGCGCAATGCATGTTGGCCCAGGAAGTCACCATCTCTCTTTTGAGGGTATTCGTTTTGAAGCCGATCAACCGACGCAATACCGCGTGAATTACATCGTTGTGTTTAACGAAGCTTTCCAAGATGTTAACAACGATCCGTATGACATCGAGTTTCATCGGTGCTGGGTCGAGAGCCCGAGGCCAGGTACAGTTTTCGGTGCGACGACATTTACGGAATGCGATTCAGGATTTTACAGTTATGGTGCAGATCGCGTTGTGATCAAAGACACTTATTGCAAGGAGCTGTCTGCAGAAACGCAAGATGCGCCATCGATTGGTGGGACGCGCGGTAAGGAATGGGCAGTAAACAACTGCCATCTTGAGGGGAGCATGCCAGTGTTCTGGGGCGGTGCGAGCCATCCAGAAACTGACGTGTTGCCAGACTTGCACAGCTATCGCCGCAATCACATCGTCAGGCCTACATATTGGATTCCGACGGAGGCCGACTACGACGGGCGATCCCGCAACCGCAAAAACATGTTTGAAATCAAATATGGCCAGCGGTTCCTGATTGAGGACAACTATTTCCAACGTGGTTATTGCACAGATTCTTATGTCGTGATTCTGACGCCACGTGCTGACATTTCCTGGTCTGGCATTTACGACGTGCAGATTCGATACAACCACTTCGACACGATTGACGGAGGATTCCGGATTTCAGGAAGCGATGGATTGTACTCGCCACCGAATGATGGCTTTGCAACAAAGCGACTAACAGTATCGCACAATTTGATCGAGGATTTTGGTAAACTTTCGCAGCTCGGCAAGCGAGAATACGAGTTTAATACATCCTCGCCAGAATGGGATCGTTTAGAGGACATCTGTTTCCGCCGCAACAGTTGGGTAACTGACGAGTTGTCCGGTCTGACGCCTTGGTTTTCACCTACCAATGCTGTTGCGCTTTGGGAAGATGGCTTCGGGCTTGTCGGCCAGTTCATTTACGAAAACAACATCACATGTGGACTACTCGGCAGAGACGGTGGTGCGAATGACATAACTGTATTGTCATATGTCATAGGAGATAATCGCTGGACCTTTGAGAATAACGTAATGGTCCTAGCAGATTCGAGCCTCAACAATTCGACAAAATTCCCAAACAACTATAATCTTGCAACCGGTCCTGGCGACTCTGGCTACAACATGGATGGTGTTGGGTTTGTTGACTGGAGAAACGGCAATTGGCGACTTCATGAAACAAGTGCGCATTACAGCGCACAAGGCTGCGACAACTCAGTTTACGATCGCACGGCCCACTGTATTGATGGAGACTGGAGCGCGTAAATGTCGAATGTGATCAAAACAATCGGTTCTGGTGGAACATTTGCTAGTGTTCAGGCGTGGGCTGATGACATAAATACAAATGCGAATGGCTTCTATATCTCTGGTGATATCGCTATCGGCCAGGTATTAAATGACTTGTCGACAGCCAGCGGAAGCCATGTATCATTTGCTGCAGCCAATGGCACGAATCCGATCTCCAAGGCGATACTGGAGCCATCATCTGGAAATGCAAATAATGGCATTGTTGCAGGCGGCATAGTTCTAACCCAGACTAACGGAGATAACTATGGGATATACCTTGCTGCTGCCGTAGATTATCACGTAGAAATTCGAGATCTGGAGATTTACCGCAATCAGTCGTCTGGCGGGACAAACGACTTTAGCCTGATACACAATGCGTGCACCAATTCCATTGAGTTAATAGTCAAGCGATGCATTGTCCATACTAATCAATTTGGTGCAGCAACAGGAACGCCCATTGGAATCAAGGGTATTTCGGCTGGGGCTACAACACGTGCAGTGCGGTGCCTGGTCTTCGACATCGGAAATCCAACAACCGGATTTGGGATTGGAATTGCCGATGCGGTGACGATTCACAACTGCTGTGTGTATAATTGCGCTGGCAACGGCATCGGCAGTGACAATATCTTCCACGATGTTCGCAACTGCATATCGATGGATAACGGCTCCACGGACTACGCTGGTGCGTGGGCCGCCACAAAAGATCGGAACATGTCATCGGATGCCACAGCGCCGGGCACGACTGTCTACATTAATAAAGTCAGTACAGCGATCTGGACAGCTCCTGGTAGTGACGATTTTACACTCCAGCTCGGAACTGACGCCATCGGAACCGGCCAGGACTTGGGCAGCGGCTACGAACAAAACATCGACATCAAACATGACTTGATTGCCGGAGAGGTATGGGACCTTGGGGCATTCCAGTCTGGCGAGATGAGCACGTCCAGCACGGTGGCTCGCTCTAGTTCCAGCACAGTGGCACGCTCGACATCCAGTACCGTGGCTCGTAGCTCGTCCTCGCAAACTGAGTCTGAGTCGTCTCTCAGTACCGAAAGCAGCTCGACGACTTCGTTCTCATCTTCCAGCACGGCGGCGATGACGACGTCTTCCTCGTCCTCGAGCAGCAGCTCTACCAGCTCGTCCTCGAGTTCGTCTTCTTCAACTTCCTCGTCCTCGTCTTCTAGTTCGTCCTCAACTTTGTCTACGTCCTCTTCAATTTCTAGCAGCAGTTCTACTAGCTCGTCCTCTTCGACGGCCGGGCAAGTCACTTCGTCGTCATCTTCTTCTGCCAGCAGTTCGTCATCTTCGTCAACGTCATCCACGTCTTCATCGTCGACGTCCTCATCGTCATCGCTGTCGACTTCGTCTTCGTCATCTGTTTCTAGTTCGTCGTCTTCATCGTCGACGTCTTCATCTTCTTGCAGCGGAACTGACCAGGCAATTGGTACCCGCACACTTTCGGCATCGATCAAGTTGTTCGTGTCATCGACGATTAAGAACGTGATTGACGACGGTTCATCTGCAACCGTATCGGCCATGAAGGCTCGCATACTGGACTTGGTACTGACGACGGGCATCGCGGACAACAAAGCCACGCGGGCGTGGCGACTGAAGGATGGGGTAATCGGAGCAGGATCCACCAAGGACATTGACTTGTACGATCTGGTTGGCGAAAACATCGGGGCTGGAGACGGGCGTGATGCATTGGGCCAACTCATGGTCCAGAAGCAAGTCGTTGTATTTATTGTCGAAAAGACTGGCGGTGCGGGACGACTCGAGTTAATGCCCACCAACCCGACAAACTACTGCACATGGGTGCCGACACTTACGGTGGCTGACGGCAATGCGCTGAAAACTGGCGGCATGGCCATGTTGGTGCAGCCTAAGGCCTCGGCCCTGCCTGTCGTGGACGCCTCGAGCCATCAGATGCGGTTGGGTGCGGTTGGCGGCGCCGTGACGTACGACCTCTGGCTTGTATCTCGACACTACGGGACCTAACAGGAGAAACATATGTCGACACGCAGTGCCGAGAGCGAAGTAAGACTGAGCTTTTCTGCCACGATCAAAAACACGTTGGACGATGGGCAAGTTGCTCAAGTGACACTCGGCGATGACAATTTGGTCTCAATTAAACTGCATAGCGGCGT